AATGTCAAAAATATCGCCAAACCATTGGTAGGTATTAGTGATTTAAAAGAAATAGCGCCAATCGTAGCGTCTATATGTCGCAATATTTCTTCTGGTGATGAAATTATAAAATACGCTGGATTTCCAATGATGCGATTGCCCAAAGAAAGAGATGGGGCAGTTGGTGGTGGCGGAGATATACTTGTTGCACCTGATGGGGTATTGGAGTTTGATCCAGAACTTGGCGATAAGGGCAAGCCTGATTGGTTGGAGACCAAAGTTCTTGAACCAATTGATGCTATTTTGGGATGGACAGATCGTAAGGCAGATGAAATCTTTAGATTAGCCCACTTATCTGGCGTTCATGGACAGAGAAAGTCCAATAATGAAGTCTCTTCTGGATTAGCTATTCGATATGAAGGAAATCAGTTGAATAGTTTGTTAAATAAAAAAGCTGATCAAATGAATGAAACTGAATTATTAGTCATTAAATATTGGCTTATGTGGCAGAATCAAGAAGATTTGATAGACAAGATTAAAATTATAAGAAAGCGTGAGTTTGCGATAGACGATCTTAGTGTGTCATTAGATGTCAATATCAAAGCAATATCAAGTATTGGCTCACAGACATTTGCATCTAAGGTCAAAGAAAAAATAGTTAGACAGGCGTTGCCTGATCTAACTGATGATGAATTTGATAAGATTGCTTATGAGATTGTTTTGAGTCTTGAAAATGGAACTTCAATAGGAGGTAGTAATATGAATTTGTTTGATAAGAATGGCAAAATAATCAATCCAAGAGATGGCGTGATGGTTCCTGGGACTGGAAGTTTGGAAGATTTGAAGAAGCAAATTGCAGGCGGTAATGGCGGTTCTAATCAGAAGATTGATCTATTGAAAGAAAATCAGAAAGTGCCTAATGCAGCGAATGTTATGAACAAGCAAAAATAACTGTTTGACATAATACAAATTATTTTCTAATGTATGAATGCAGGGAAACTCTCGCTCTGCTCAGATACTCCTTTCTCTCGTTGGCCTGCACGATTGTGTCGTGCAGGCTTTCTTTTTTTTTAGAGAGATATTTTAATAAGTATACAATGTTAGACAGTTTATATCTTGAGGTTTGTTTGTTCTGATCTGGCATCTAAATACATCTAATTTTTTAAGATCGTTTGATGGCCTATTCTGAGCTGGAGCCGGCCAATCGGTATGAAGTATGACTGGTTTGATATGTGGATACCATGGGAATCGGCAGTATTCTTTTGGAAGCCATGTGGCTGATATGTCAAAATCTCTAAAATTATAGAATATATCAATCATGTGATCATCTGATGCGTATGGCGTTTTAGCTAAGTAAGTTGCTAAATTAGTCAGTAATATTTTATTTGCTTCTGTTGGTTTCCAGTAATGCACTGGACCTGTCCCAATCATTTGGTCAGTTGTGTAATACCTTATCTCTTGTGCTGGTGTGTATTTATTTTGATTTGTATCGAATATATATCCTGTGTTTTCAAGGTCAGCGAGCCAGTTATAAATAGCAAGGTCTGTATTAATAAAATCAAAGATATATGGATAAGACAAAAGAACAAGATCTATATCTAAAAATAATATATCAGTCTGATAGCGCTCTAAGCATGATAAAATAAAGTTATGCTTTGTAAAGCGAATATCTTCGGAACCTTTCATCGTAATAGAGTGGTGTATGTCAGGTAGAAGATATATAGCGACTGGTAAATTGTGATTTAAAATTGAATATTTAAACCTGTTTAGATATTTATAATAGTTATTAGTAAACATAGAACAAATAATATAGTCATGATTATTGTGTTCTAATTGTGTTAAATTCTCGTATTCTAACTTACAATAATCTAACGTATTTATTTTAATAAACTTAGTTTCTTTCATGAATTATTTATACCTGCTTATTAATAGATCAAATATTAAATATGGTATGAACAAGAAGAATATGATCACGATAGGTATCGTTAACATGATCAATGTTGGGTAAAGTATATAATACCAAGGCCATGAGACTGTATTTGTTATAATTAAAAAGAAAATTATTATGGTCGATAAACCTAAGATTGATGGCATTTTTACATGTATTTTCATACTTGATTAGTACCTATGTTTATATCGTCTTCTATAATATTCATATGACGTATCTTTGTCGCTATGACATTAAGACTAATTAATGGGCTATTATCTTTTGTAGTATATCTCATTGAGCTTGTGTCTTTAAAAAGTTTAAACTGCTTTACAAATTCAAAATTATCGAATCCTACCTGGGTTAATACTTGTGTTAATAAAGTTCGTGTAAATGCAAACTGATGATAGTCATGCTTATCTACATGACCACCAAAGATCATTCGCATAAGATTTAATTGCGACTGAGCATCTTTTGAGAACTTTTTATTAATCAACTCTGAGATAATACTAAAATCCGGTACTGATATATATAGCTTACCTGATCTGGTTAGTACCCTGTTCCATTCGAGTAGAATAGCTTGGAGCTTTATATAGTCAAAATGCTCTAAGACATGAGATGCATATATGGCTTCGAATGTAAAATCCTCAAATTGGTATAAAGTTTCTGCATCGCCAATATGATCTGTATTTGACAAATTTAATATATTTAAAATTTCCCAATCTGGATGATACTCAGTTCCGCCTATGTGAAGTTTTCTTGTGTGTTTAACTATTTGAGTATGTTTAAAATCTTTTGGCGTTGTGAGTAAAACTTCTGAGTTCCATGGATCGTATGTGACGAAGCTATTCTGAGTAAGATCAGGTCTCAAAGACTGGCTAAGATTTTTATTGAGCATAGATGCTATAAAAGAAAAAGAACTATTAGAGATTAGTAATATGTTAGCTTGTGTCAAAACATAGAAATCTATTAGATAATCAGCTTGTGTGATAATTAATCCAAAAGATTTGTCAGTGTATGGTTTATAATCATCAAAGTATGAAATTATGTCTTTATTGTCAGTTGATATATATAAGATAGGATTGTGTAGAGATGACCAATTGGATTGGAGCCATTTGATATAATAATTTAACGGCGTTTGATAAAAGTTATCATATCCATAGTCTTGCATTCTGATATGTATAGCGATAACTGTTTTGTCTTGAAATAAGTTCGAATAGATAGATAAAAGCTTTTTATCAATATCTTCTTTAAAAGAATATGTTTGTTGAATATATTCTTTATATGGTGCGTAATAAGACGTATGATACTGAAACCAACCAAATACGTCTTGATTGATTATTGGGTCAGTTGGCAAATTATTGCCTAATTTTAATACTGGCAAAGTTCTTGTTATAGGTCGGTCGTTTATATTGAAATAAATTTGTCCGATCCATGTATTTATCTCTGGTTTTAAGCTATTTTTAATTGCATATGTATTAATAAACATATGCTGAAAAATTTGGTTTGCAAAACGACCATTAGAGCCAATTGTTGAGCATTGAATAATATAATCTGGAATGTAAATAGCTATATTGTCTGATATGGGGTCGTTAGAATGTTCGATTATATTTGTTAAGAAGTGCGATTGAAATAAACTCATAACTGCTGGATAGTTAGTTATATTTATGGACTGGTTTTTTTTATTGACGTATATAGCCGAAAACATAGGCAAGATATTTTTAAGGCCAAATAGAAAATCGTAATCTATATCTTTGTTATTAATAACTAAGATATTATATTGACATGGATTGTGTTTTATTTCAGCTAATAAGTATTCAATTGTCCGTTCTGTTGTGGTTGTTTTAACTCGTTCTTGTTTGGCGTTACTGAAATATTCGTACTCAGATTGTTGGTTCTTAGTGGACACAAGACAGTTGGCAATGACTAAGTTCGGATCTGATTTTGATAGATAGATCATGGCCTGATATAGCTCTGGATTTGCTTCTAAGACCAAAATATTTTGGATATTATTTTGTTTGTAAAAGACAGTATCTTCTTCGGTTATTACACCTATATGAATTACACCTTTTGGTGTAATGTTCTGATCTTTGATGATCTTTTTTAATAAATAGTGATTAATTGACATATTGATTTATATGCTCCTGCTATATATCGTCATTGTTAATTTTAACATAATTATGCTCTATCTCATGTGTAAGATATTGATAGTTCATAAATACACTGTTTAGCATGATTTGATTATGATTCGCACGCCATATTGACACAAACTGATGGTTATGAGCCATCGAGACAGCTCGATTGATGTAATCATCTTGAGACAATGCGACACATGCATGAAGATTTAGAGAAAACAAGATATCTGCTGAGACTCTTGATTTATGTGTTTGGCCTAAGAGAGTTATGACTGGTACGCCAGACCATAGTGCTTCGGCTGTCGTTGTTGTGCCTGAATATGGGAATGTATCTAATGCTATGTCTATTTTTTGATAAAGCGCTAAGTGTGAATGAAAGTCAGTAAATGGGTAAATAGTTATTCTGGTTGGATCAATGTTGCGTTTCTCGAACTCTGCATTAATAGATTGTTGCTTATATTCATCTGAATTGATTGAAGATTTAAGAATAAGCCTTGCGTTTTTGTCGTGATAAAGTATCTGAGCCCATGTGTCTAATACATGGGAGTTAATTTTTGCACGGTTATTAAAAGACCCATAGGTTGCAAAGTGATTAATTGTTATGGGTGGGGTGTATGATGTCAAAGTTGGCGTCGGATATCCTGGATAGTAAGTTAGAAATATCTTAGACAGTCTGATTAATTTCTCTGTGTATAGTTCGTCTGATTTGTATTCTACCGGATCGACAAAGTTATCTGTGAATTTATACTGTATATTAGGTATGCCAGTTGTATTTGGATAACCTAAGTAAGTTACTTGTTTCTTAGCAGGTTGCTGAATGAATAGTGGAAGTCTGTTATGAGCACTATGTCCTGCGAGGTCTATTAATATGTCAATCTTATCTTGTTGTATTTGTGAAACGATTTGATCGTTTGTGAATCGATAGACGTTTTTATATATACTGTTAGATGCTATTAAGCCTGAAACTTGATCGTCGTTTGCAACATCTGAATAGCAATAAATATCAAATTTAGATTTATCATGATGTTTGATAATAGGATATGCGAAATAAGATACTGAGTGTAGCCTAAAGTCAGGGGATAGGTATCCTATTCTTATTTTTTTTGCTTGGTTATTTAGCCTTAAGTTTGATTGATCATACATATAATCTGGTTCGTTTATATGATCATAGTATATATTGTCTATTGTGCTTAGTGTTGAGGTATTAAGACTTGGATTAGTGCTGGTGTTGATTATAGGATTTGAGTCTATATTTTGTATGTATTGATTAATATATTCATTCTGGAAAGTTTCTTGTACGAAGGACTTAGGGCTTTGTTGTTGTGGTGTATTTGTTTGTGTGCTTGTTCGCGTTGTTAGACTGGTTTGGTTCTTTTGGTATTGGTCATAGAACTTCTTGTGTTCAGTAAACACAAAGTGTTCGTCAAGGTTAAGGTAATTTAGGGCAAAGAGCTTATTGGACATGATTGCATAGTTCGTTGGTTCTCTTGTGATTATGTCGTCGAATTTGTAGATTGCTTTTTCTATTTCACCACGGTCTATGTATATACATGCTAAGTTGTTTCGTGCGACGGTAAAGTCTGGTTGTATATTAATAGCCTGCTTGAATAGTTCTTCTGCAAGCGTGAAGTTACCAGCTAATTGATGGCATGACGCCAAGTTATATAGTGCTTCGACGAAATCTGGTTTTAAAGACAGAGCTGATTCGAAGCACTTGATTGAAAGCGCTGGTTGGTTAGTGTCTTTGTACACAGCTCCTAAGTTATTATAATGGAAATGATTTGTAGAATTTAGCCTTATTGCTTGTTTAAATAACTTAGCGGCTGATTCGTATCTACTTGTTCTATAATGTATCGAAGCTAAAATTGATATGTCAAAATCTGATTGAGCGTTTTGTAAAAGCCTCTCAGCTTCTTTGAATTTATTAGCTTGATATAGCTTATATGCTTTTTTGTTTTTAAACATATTATAATGTATGCCTGTTTGTGAATAGTATTTCATTGATTGCTCATCTCCATATGGTGGTTGGAGATGAGCTTTTTTGCTTGATTTCATATAAATATTTAAACCTTATTCTTAGTCTTGGTCTTAGTTTTAGACTATTAGAATATCATTCTACATATAATATCTCTAACAGTGTTTTTTTAGCTATATCTAACAACAGATTTAATTCTGACACATCTTGACTTGACGATGCGATATAGAAGTTTTGTGTTTCTTTATCAACTCCAATAACCAATACTGTATTTAGTTTATCTTTGGCTGCGTCCAATACAGTATTGGGGGTTGTGTTTTCTGCATTGACCTCAGTACGAGCCCCTGTGATATCCTCAAAGCGAATTACTTTTGACATGGTTTGGTCCTGTGTGATTGTGATTGTGATTGTGATTGTGATTGTGATTGTG